TCATTCAGCTTTTTTCAGAAAGTTACTCCGATTTGGGGGAATGGTTACTACTTTGTTCTCCATTCCCGTTCCCAGTCCGTTCGTGAGTGACAGCAGGTCCGACCCTGTGGATTGGTCATAAGCCACGATCCGCTGCATCCCCGTGATTCCGAGCTTCTCCCGCCGGGCCTTGGCGATGTAGTGCGCCGGCATCTTCGGGTCGGTCCAGCCGAACATCGCCATCATCTGGGCCTCGGTGCATTCGGCATAGGCCGCGACCTCGGCCCGCGCTTTCCGCACCCCATGGCAGTTCTTCTTGGGCTGGTTGACGCCGGCCAGGATCGCGTAGGTCTTGAACTTCTTGGCCCACGACTTCTTGCCGATCGGCAGCGTCTTGCCCTTCACGATCTTGCCGGTGAAGGTCTCCTCGCCGAGGATGCCGGCGGCGCGTGCGGCGCGCAGGCTGGCGGCGAAATCCGGATGCACCGGCACCGTGACGGTGGTGCGGCCCTGGCTCTTCTCGGTCGCGATCTGCACCACCGTCTGCCTCACCATGGGCTGCAGGTGCTTCGGCCCGAACTGCGCCGCGTCGCCGACGCGCAGGAAGGTGTAGTGCAGGATGTCGAACATCAGCCGCGCCATGGTGCCGAGCGGCCACCTCTGGCGGAATTTGGCCATGTCCTCGTCGGTCCACGGCACCCAGCCGCCGCTCTCGCGGGAGGCGCGCGACTTGCCGGATTTGAGCCCGACGGTCGGGTCGTCCTCTTCCTTGAGGTGACCAGCGTCGATCATCCAGCGGATCATCGCGCGCAGGGCTGAGAGCAGGTTGCCGGCCTGGGTCGGCGTGCGCAACTTCATCTCGGTGCGGACCACATCCCTGGTCAGCAGCGAAAACGGCTTTTCGCCGTTCTCCTCCAGCAGGCTTTCGATCAGGCCGGTGCGCTGCGTGCGCGTCGACTCCGAGAAGCCGCGCAGGCCCAGCTGCTCGCAGCCGAGCCAGTGATCGGACGCCTTGTAGAGTACCCAGTACCAGCGCAGCGTGCCCTCGACGGGCGGCGTTGTGATGATCTTGCGCGGAGCAGAGCGCTGCTTCTGCGCCCGCACATAGTCGGTCTCGTTGCCATAGAGCGAAATCTGCTCGACGATCGCCTTCTCGACCTCGCGGTTGAAGGCCTCGCTGCCATACTCGCCCCTGATACGGATCTTCGGCAGCTTGTCGCGCAGCTGCACGTAGTAGCGCAGCTGTCCGCGGTGAGAGACATCGGCATGAAGATAGCGCCGTTCCGGCTGGCCATCGTGACGCTCGAATTCCAGACGTCGCATTTGTACAGTTCCTCCGAGGGCTTTGACTGCCGCCTCGAAAGCCGCATCGAACTCGGGTGTACCGTACTGTTCGGCAATGCCGATCCTGCGGCCCTTGCGGCTGAGCCTGACGTACCAGCGCAGCTTTCGCTGCGGCCCGGAGCGGTCGAAGTACAGGTGCATCCGCGCATCATCGGCGCGGCGGGGGCAGTCGGGGTTGGGATCGCGCATCGGGGATTTTCCCTGCCAATGCGCAAGTGGTGGCTGAAATTTCCCCCGCTATCAATGGTCGCCGGCGCGGCGCAAAGCCTTGCTCGGGGCGGAAAAAGTCCATTCAACGCCGTGCGAAGCGGGTTTATTTCCCTCCGTTTCCTCACCGGGGGGAAGGGCTTCCGCGCGCTCGAAAAACACGTGGACGCTGCCATCGGCGCGCACCTCGGCGTAAGCCGCGCCGGCGTGCTTGGCGGCGCGCAGCACGCGCTCGATGTCGGTGGAGTTGATGGCAGACTGCCGGCGCGGCATCTTCGACTCGCTCGATACGGTCACCGGAACTCCGGAGCAAACGGGATTTCATCGTCCATGTCGTTGCGGGCCGACGGCTTGCCGCGGCTTCCGTTGCCATAATCATCGCGCGAGCGCGTGGTGCCGTAGTCGCTCTCGTCGGGCGTCGGCCTGCCGCCGCCCTCGCTCTTGTCGAGCAGCGTGATCTCGCCGCGGTAAGCCGATGGCACGACCTCGGTGTTGTAGTGCGTCACCCCGTCTTTTTCGTATTTTCTGGTCGCCATAGACCCTTCAACGTAGAGCTTGCTGCCCCTCTTGACGTACTGTTCCACAACCTTGGCGAGGTTCTCGTTGAACACGACGATGTTGTGCCATTCGGTTTTCTCTTTGCGCTCGCCGGTGTCCTTGTCCCTCCAGCGCTCGCTGGTGGCGATGGAGAAGCGTGCGATCTTGCGGCCATCACCGGTGGTGTGCATAACCGGGTCTTTGCCGACATTGCCGACGAGAATGACTTTGTTCACCATGACGGTCAGACCTTTCGAATGATGGTGTCGCGATCGATGACGATGGGGCGTTGCCGGCTTGCCTGTGTGACGCGGTTGACCCATTCGGTCAGATCAGGTTTCGGTTGCGGCCATTGCCAGAACACCTCGCCATCGATCGCCAGCTGCGGACGCTCAAGCAGGCCGGCTTGAATCAGGCTCTCGGCCTCGGCGGCGTCCTTGATCCATATCGGAGAAACTTCGGACGGGAGATCGCAGGTCTTGCCCGTTTCGTCATGGGAATGGAGCACGGCCGGCCCGGCATAGAGCCGGAAATTGAGCGCGAAGTAGCCCAGCGTGTCGGCCGGCGCGAACAGGCTGTCCTCGTCGACGACAATGCTGAGACCAAGCCAGAGCGTACCGTGATCGGTTCTGCCCGGATTGAGACCGGCCACGCGCTGAGCCACGCAAAGATCGATGACATCGACGAGTTTGGTGGCGCGCGCGTTCGGATCGACGATCTCGAACTTCATGGCTTTAATCCTTGATCTCAATCTTGCCATCCAGGAGCTTGGCGGCTTGCTCGACGACGCTCTTCCGCTGGCTGGTGGTCAGGTCGGTGGACAGGCCGATCATAGCCAGCTGGCCAAAGGCCTTGCCGTCGGGCTCGAGCAGCAGCACCGCGCTGCCGACGATGCTGGAGAACTGTCCGGCTTGGGCTTTCAGTTTCATCGGGACGACTCCTCTTTGTACGGCTCGACGTAGAGCATCACCGGCGGTTGGCCGCCGACGACGCGCAGGATGACGGGGCTGCCCTCGTTGAGGGCCTTCAGTTCGTCAGGGGTAGGCTCCCATGCACTTTCCCAGCGAGTACCGTCGGCGCTGGCGCGCACCGCCAGGTGCAGGCAGGGACCATCCTTGTCAGGGTCCCAACCTTTCGGAGCGCCGAGATAATGGGTCGAACCCTTGATGCGTATTGGGATCATTGGCCCACCACGCGCTGGGCCATCGAGATGGCGTTGGAGAGTTTGATCGGCTCGAAGTTGTGGCAATCCATGCCAACATCGAGCCGGCCGGTGACCTTGCGCGAGCGGCCGTGGCTGTGGCCGTGCAGCATCACGGCACCGCGGGTCATGCCGTTCCAGTCCTCAATCGGATAATGGAACAGCACCACGCGCTGGTTGTTCTCGCCGGTCTTGAATTCCTTGTATTTGGTTGTGCTCTGCCACGTCAGGCTTTTGGCGCCTTTATTGTCGTGGTTGCCGATGACGAGGTGCTTGTTTCCGGGCAACTGATGGAAGATGGCCGCGCCATCGCCAAAGGCGAAGTCGCCGAGGTGGATGACGTCGTCATCAGGCTTGATCAACTGGGTCCAGCGCTGGATCATCTGAATGTTCATTTCGGTCACCGACGCAAACGGCCGGTTGCAGAGCGTGATGATGTTGTTGTGGTCGAAATGGCTGTCAGCCGTAATCCAGGTCGTCATTCGGTAATCTCCTGAAGCGCATTCAATCGCGCCTTGTTGAGTTCGTGCCATGCCTCAGTTGAGCCGCCGGCGTCGGGGTGATGCCGCTTTGCCAGTTGCTTGAAAATCTGTTCGATCATCTCGCGATTGACATCGGAGGCGGGCTCGATGCCGAGCACTTCACGCCAGTGCTTGCCCTTGGGCGAGGGCAGGGCTTTGAAGCCGGCAAAGGTTGCGCGCACCAGGGCAAGTGTGCCGTGCCGCAGTTCGGTGCGACGGGCTTCGAGGATGTGATGCGCGGCTTGCAGATTGGCCTCGACCGTCTGGTAGCGATCGACAGGGATCGCGATCGAGGTGTTGTCCCATACGAACCAGCAGCAGATGCCGGGATCGGCAGGCCGCTGCGCGCCGAGCGTCACGTTCGAGGACAGAACGATGTTCTCGATCTTCTTGCCGCTCTCTTTGCCGAACAGGCGTAACGAGGTTTCGACGTTGCCCAGCGCCTTGGCCAGTGTGGTCGAAAACCGGCTCTTCTCGCGGACCTTGGTGCGTGGAAAGCCTTCCGGCCATTGCAGGGGATAGGCTTGGACCTGGCCTTTATCCATGGCACGGGCGTTCCTTGAACCTGTACTGGGAAAAATCGGCGCCGGCATAGGGGATGAGATAGAGACGGCGCTTGACCTTCTTCACGGGTTTTTGCCGTGGCTTGACCGGGACATAGCAATGCTTGCAGCCGCGATGGCCCAGGTGCCTGATCTTGGGCCGGCGCCATGTCAGCCGGGCGTTCGGGCTCTTGCAGGACAGCCTGCCGAGATAGAACAGGATGGTCGTGTGGTCGTGGTTGAGCATGGCGGCGATCTGGTGTGTCGAATATTTGCCGCTGGCTTTGATGCGGCGCACGGCTTCGATGCGCGCCCGCACCACGCGCGGGCTGCGGCATTTTTCCGTGATGCGCTCCACCGGCACCGTAAACTCGGTCGCAACGGACTCGATGATCGCGCGAACCGTCGAATTCATCGCGCCGGCTCCGCCGTGGCGTCGACGACCTGCGCGTCCTCGACCTGCGCGGTGCAGTGGTGACAGAGCGTGACCGGGCCGCCCATCTTTTCCATGGCGGCTTCGACCGCTTTTTCCGGCGTGTCGGCCGTGAACTTGCCGAGATACTTGGTGCCGGTGACCTGTCCGTAGACGTGATACTCGGGCATCAGGAAGCCCTTTTCCAATTGCGAAAGTCGATCACGGCGCGGCGCGCGGCCTTGTGCTTGCCGGTGAGCGACCACAGCGTGAGCGCAAGACCGAACACGTTGACGCTGAGCCGTCGCCAGAACTCCATCTCGTTCATGGAATGCTGTCCGGCCTTTGGGTTCTGATGGCAGTCGTGGCAGAGCGGTACGGTCCACTGGTCGCTCGGCTTTTCGCCCATGCCGGTTGGCGGCTTGCCGTATTCGATGCTGCCGGAGCGGATATGGGCGGCCTCGCCCGCCGGCTCCCTTAAGCAGGATGTGCAGGGCAACCGACGGACGAACGCCAAGTGCCGCTCCGACCGCATGCGCGGGCGACGCTGGTTGTCCTCGCCCAGGAGGCGAGGGCGTCTCCTGGGTTGTCGGGAGGATTTCAGCAGTGATCCCGGAGGCACCGGTGGAGCGACACGAGCCATGTTAATTTTAGCCTGCGAATTTGAGGGCGATGGCGCCGAGGACGGATGCAAAAATCCACGTCAGGGCGAACACCGGGAAAAACTGCGCGGTTTCCTTCGGCACGCGGAAGCAGCGCACCAATGCGCCGCAGCCGATCGCGAACATGAATAGCGCGACGCCGGCAATCGGGGAGGCGACCACGATCCACATCACATCACCACGGTGATGCGCTCGGCCGCGCGAGTCAGACCGGTGTACAAATGCCGACGGGCATCTTCGCGAAACACCTGGCTCTGGTCGAACAGCATCACGCTGCCCCATTGCGAGCCTTGGGACTTGTGGACGGTCAGGGCATAGCCGTAATCGAACTCGTCTGATTCCCGGCGCACCTCGCGCGCAAGCTCGCCCTCGCGACCCTCGAAGAAATAGGGGTGAACCTGCGCCAAGACGTCGGCCTTGGTGACGCCGGCATCCTCGGGCAGCAGCCGCATTTCGATGGCGTTGCGGCGCATCTTCAGGACATCGCCAACGCTCCAGATGCCGCCGTTGAGTAGGCCCTTCTCGCGATTGTTGCGCAGGCAGACCAGCCGGTCGCCCGGAAGCGGCAGGCCGCTGTCCTTGCCTTTGATCTGGCGGATGCGGTCGTTGTACATCCGCCTCGTCTTGTTCAGGCCGACCAGAACCTGATCGTGCGCAATCACGTCATCGGCGCTGATGTCCTCGCGCGAGACGATGCGGCTGTCGCCGAAGCCGCCATAGTCGAGGCGATCGCCGCTGCGCACCTTCATGGACAGGTGGATGATCGGGTTCTCCCGCGCCTGCCGGTGAACCTCGGTCAGCATGATGTCGGGGCTGGCGTTGGTGAAGAAGCCGGCGCCCTTGACCGGTGGCAGCTGCGCCGGATCGCCGAGCACCAGGACCTTGACGCCAAAGCTCAGGAGATCGCGTCCAAGCTCCTCGTCGACCATCGAGCATTCGTCGATGATGACGAGTTTGGCATCCTTGACCGGGGCGTCCTTATCCAGCACGAAACGGGGCTGGCCGCCGATTTCATCCTGCAGCTTGTAGATCATGCTGTGAATGGTGGAGGCGCCAACGCAGCCCTTGGAGCGCAGCACCAGCGCCGCCTTGCCGGTGAAGGCGCCGAACTTGACGCGACCCTTGACCTGCTCGCGAAACTCGCGCGCCAGCGTGGTCTTGCCCGTCCCGGCATAACCGAACAGTCGGAACACCTGATTGGCCTTCTTGTCCTTGATCCAGCGGGAGACGGCTTTCAGCGCCGCCTCCTGTTGCGGCGACCAGCTTGTCATTGTCAGTCCGGGTTCTTCCGAGTGGGCCAGCGGCGCATGGCTCTGACCTCCATGTCAGACCTCGCGGAACGAGCGGGAGAACGTCATCGCCTCCTCGACCGGGATCTGACCGCGCACCCGCTTGAGGTGGACGGCATAGAGGTCGCGGATGTCCTGACGGTCCTCGTCCTTGAGCAGATCGATTTCCGGCTGGAAGGTCAGTTGGATCGCCTTGCACTCATCCTCATTGTTGCAGCTCTCCAACTTGTAGGAGAGGCGGGCGCCAAGCGGCGAGGCCGGCGACGGTTCGTCGTCGTCGGAGATCGGGTCATCGTCGAGCACGTCGCCCTGGCTGTGCTCGATCGCTGCGATCCGGTCAGCGTCGGTGACGCCGCCGTAGATGATCTCCTCCGGCGTGTAGGCGCCGATCAGGACTTCCGGAATCCACAGCCGCCCCCAAGCGCGCACCGAGAAATAGTGAAACTGAGTGCGCGGATCGGACGTCCACAGTGGCGAGTTCTTGACCTTGATGTCCTTGAACTTCGGCGAGGTGTAGATGCGCCGCACACCCTGCTTGTTCTCGGGGTTCTTGCTCTTGACGAACGCCGCCACGGTGCAGACCAGATCGGGGCCTTCACCGTCGTAGGTGACCTCAATGTCCGACAGCACATGCGGCGTCATGTTGATCACCGCGTTGATGGTCTTGCCGCCATAGGCGACGATGCCGTTGTTGACGATGTAGGCGTCGGCGATCAGATCGAACGGCAGAAAACCCCAATGCGCGGCCTTCTGAATCACCGAGAAACAGCCGCCAACGTTGCGCCGGAAGGCGGGCGAGACCGCGTTACCGGCTTCCGCCATCACCTTGGCCAGCTGAATGGCTTCCTCGAAGGTGCGCGGCATCAGCGCGACGTTCATCGGGTTGGGGACGGCCAACTCCCGGTGCTCGCTCCCGATGGTACGCTCGGCGAGCGCGGTGGTTTGCTTTCGAGACATCAGACAGTTCCTTTCGTGCGCTCGTGATAGTGGTGTTGGGCGGTGAACTTGGTGTCCTCGTCCATCTCGTCGGCCTTGAAGATGATCCATTCGAGATAATCGAGCGGGACAGCCGTCCACTCTTTGCCCTTGTGCTTGCCGAACCGGATCGGGCCGTGCAGCAGCACCGGCTCGCCAGTCCATTTGACGAAGAAGTCGATCACGCGCTCAATCGGGTGGCCCCGATCGAGCGCGATCTGCACCTGCTTTAAGAAGATGTGCGCGGTAACCCATGTGTCGGGACCGGCGCGATGCGGCGGCATTGCCCGCTCGGTAAACTCGGCGCCCAAGATGTCATCCAGGCCGAGCATGTAGCGCAGGGTCTGGTTCTTGTGGTTGGGCGCGTCGGGCCACAGCCGGCGGGCGACCTTGCGCGTGCAAATCCAGCGCAAGCCGTCCGGATCGAAGAACCGGCGCTCGAACTCGCAGAAATGCGCCACGAACACGTCGGGCGAATTGATGTTGTCGTTGAGAAGGCGGCGCTGCCAGTCGAACTCGACATAACCGCGCAAGCGGATTTCATCATCGGTAATGTGATGCACGCCACGGGCGATCGGCGAGATCGGCATGCCAGGATCGACGAAGCCCGCCACCGGATGCTCGATATGGCCGTCACGGCGGAAGTCGATATCCGTGTAGGCAAATTCCAGCACGGCATCGTTCTTCTCGTCGCCGGTCGCAGTCTCAAAATCGATCACGCGGGCGAGCATCAGATCAATTCCTTGTCGATCGCCATGCGCTCGGGCAGCGTGATGTTGGCCTTGCCGAACTCGTCGCCGCTGTTGAGCTCGACCACGGCGGCCGGCAACCACACCGCGTTGTCGCGGTCGCCGTCCGTTGAGACCAAGATCGCTTTCAGCGAGCCGTCGCCGTTCCTGGTGGCGTGGTGAACCATCACATCGATGTCAGTCAGCTTCGTCATGGCCGGTACTCGCGCGCCTGATCGATGCCGGCGGTCATCGCTTCACGCAGCTCGAACACCGTCATCTTGTGATCTTCGGTCATCACCACCGAGAGCGCTTCGGTGAGACCGGCGACGGCCTGCGCGATGTTGTACAGCGCGTGCGGCTTGCAGCAGCGCGAGCCGCCCGCGACCGATACCGCAGCAAGGCGGATGGCCGCGCCGCAGACGATGGACTGAACGTCGTCGTGGTCGAGCCCCTGCGCAGCCGCAAGGCGGTTCAGAAGAACCTCCATGGCGCGATTGGCGACACGTGCGGCGAGGTCGGTGTTCTCGTAGTAACGTGAGTCCTGGGTGTTCATGCGGTGCCCATCCCCATCCATGAGGGCAAATCTTCTGAGGTGAGATTGTGGGCCTCGGAGACGTCGACCCAGATGTCGGTGCCGAACACATCGAGGTGCCGGCGATAGCGCTCCAGCGCGAGGCGGATTTCGCGCTCGGCGGCCTCGTGGTAGTCGGCCTCGGGGAAGTAATCGACGCGCTTGGCAATCGGCGCGTTCTCGGCGTGATAGAAAATCCACACGTAGCGGAAGTCCTTGGTCGCAACGAGCCGCTTGAGCCATGCCGAGGACACCTTGCCGAACACAGCGCCGGCCTCGACCAGCGTCGGGATTTGCCGGCGTGCCTCGATGTAGTGCGCACCCTGAATGTCGTAGCGGTGCGCCGCGATCGTCTGGAAGATGGCGATGTCCATCGGCTTGTCACGCCAATTGCGGAATGACTTGAGATCGACCACCGCCTTGAAGCGCAGATAGTCGAAGCGCGCCTTGAGGCGAATGCCGTTGCGCGTCCAGAACACCGAGACCTCGGGATAGCCGTTGGTGAAGGCGTTGGCGCAGGACGGGTTCTTGGTGATCATCATCGAGGACAGCGAGACGCTGTCGTAGACCTCGGGCTTCAAGACGATGCGGCCCTCGGCCAAAATCTCGGCCTTGGCGACGATCTCGTCCCACACCGGCGCGTCGGGATCTGCCGCGAGCACGCGCTTGATCAGAGCGTCCTTGTTGCCGGTGGTCGCAAAGCCGCGCAGCTGGAGCCAGCGTTTCATGTGCTCCATCGTCACCATCAGGTTGGGAAAGTCGCTTTTCGCCGGGCCGCGGTAGTAGCGCTCCTCGAAGGCCTTGCGGCCCTCGCAGATCAGCGCGTGGAAGGCGGAGCCCCAGGTGCTCCAGTCGGTCTCGCGGCGCTCGCTGACCGGGTTCATCCACGAATTCCACCAATACTGCGCCGGATGGATCAGCAGGTTGCGGATGTCGGTCGAGCCGAGCGCGGTATCGTCGTGGTACTCGTCGGCGTCCATGCCGAAATACACCCCGTCCGGGTGCTCGCGGATGATCTCCGGGGCTTCCTGCTCAGGGGCGAGTGGGGCGGTTTCGATGGTGGAGACGGCGTCCTCGGACATGGCTAATTTCCTCCCGACGCGCGGAAGGTAGGAGGAAATTTCCGCCAGTGTCAAGCAGAAAAGTGGAAAAGGGGATGGAAAATCCTCTTGACGAAATCCACCCACAGGACGAGACGTCGAAAAAGAAAACCCCCCGAAGCGGTTCCAGGCTTCGAGGGGATTATGATCCGGGTAAGCGGTTCGGGTTTGCCAGCCAGCTGCGCCCACGCCGTAAGGAGTGATCGATGTTGTATAGGCCCAACGGGAAGAGCGCAACATGTGGTGATGGTCCTGCGGTGATCCTGGACTGTACCGGCCCTGACAGCCACAACGTCAGCCGGGAATGGGCGCATCTGGTGATGGGCGCCTTCGGGACCCACGCGCGTGTGCTCAAGCTGGTCATCGCCCTGAAAGACCTGATCGCCCGCTACGGCTACGCCAATGCCGGAAACGAATACCTGGCTGACTATTGCCACCTCGACGCGAGGGCGGTGGAACGCGGGCTCGCGGACATGGAGCGAGCCGGGTTCATCGTTCGAAAGCGCCAGAGGCGGCAGCGGAACATCTATCCATCGCTGCCACCGGACACCGGCCGCGATAGCCGGGTATCCTTCCTCGAAGATGACGAGTTACCCGGCTGCGACAGCCGGTCAGTACCCGGTCGCCACAGCCGGGTAATACCCGGTCACGGTGACCGGTCTAATCCGGCTATGGCAGCCGGGTATACCCGGTCACCACAGCCGGTCATAAGGGATTCTAAGGGGCCGGCGGCTTCGCCGCCCGGCCCTATTGAAGGAGAAGAGGAAGGAGACGAAACGCCAGAGTGGATAAAGGAACCTTCAATCCCGAAAACGAGGCATCACGCCTGCGACTATATGGACTTCGACCAGTGGCCGTTTGGGGACTGAGACGCGCGCCATGGGCGCGCTCCAAGGATCATTTTTCGATCAAATAGACCGGATGAATGCTGATGATCTCGGATCGCTTGAAGGTGGTTTTCTTCGGCGGGTTCAGTTGCTGAACTACAGCGCCTGATTCGGTGAGGGAAACGTATTCTCGGATGTAGCCGGTGACGATGTCCTGCCTATTTTGGATCTTGAGCACAACGTCGTCCCCACGACGGGGCGACCGGGACGGATCGACGTAGACAACGTTGGAAGGGTGAAGCCTCGGCTCCATGACGTCTCCCGAGACCATCACGGCATAGGGGTCAACCACCGTGGTAAGCTTTGGCGGACAAGGGACATTGGCGATCTCGGTGAACGAAAAGCTGCCGTCGATGTCAGGTACCGCCTGTCCGTAGAGCGGAATCATCTTGGTAAAATTCCGGACCTGCAGATCGGAGGCGTGCGGCATTGCCCGCGGCACGGCGAAGGAGGTGCCCGAGCGACCATTCAGCCATTCCAGGCTAACCTCGAGAATTTCAGCGGCCTGTGCCAGCGCGTCGTTGCCGACGCTGCGCTTCTTGCCTTTGAGAAAATCGCGGAAGTAGGTACGATCGCGGCCGATCTGGACCGCCAATTCGGTGGGGTTGGTCTGCTTTTTCTCGATCGCCTCCTTAAGACGCTCCTTCAGCAAATCATTAGTGATCATTTCAGATTGAGCCTCAGCCGGTTGCGGGTTGGTTGGGGGTATTTTACCCCATGGTTCCCCGTCAAACGAGGCGGAAATATCCGCCTTTCCGCTTGACTAGGGGGATGGAAATGTGCATCGATCCGCCTCATGGCGAACAAGCGAAATCCCCAAACAATCGGCCAGCCGAAGCTGGACCCAGCTACGTCTCCTCGCGTCGAGAAGCCGGGCGACCAGTTACGGCTGCAGGTAATTGCCGAGATCGAGCGCGTGGCCAATCTCGTTGGCCAGTCGCCGGGCACCATTTGCGCCAAGGCGATGAACGACAAATCCATCCACAAGACGCTCGTGAACCGCGAGCGATCGATGTCAATGGAGAGCGTTGACCGGCTGTTTGCTGCGTTGCGTAACATTGAAACCCAACACCTTCAGAAGCTCAACGACCAACTCGGTCGTACCGAGGCCGCAGTCTAATCCCGGACGTGCGGCCTTTGTCGCGTTTGGCGGCAAATAACCTATAGACGGGAAAGTACATGAGTGTCCGCAAACCCCTGTTGCATATCGATGTCGAAGAGGCTCAGGCGATCGCCGACAAGCTGTTGAGGATGGAAAGCACTGGTCCCAACCAGACGCAGAAAACGATGCGTCGCATCGAGGAGCGCGGCGGGCCGTCCTACAGCTTCCTTTGGAATCTGCGCTACCGGCCCAGGAAGGAAATTCTCCGTAAGCCGTGGCTCGTGATGGTCGAGTTCTATCGGGCGGCGTGCATCAGCCAGCTGAAGAAGCTCGAGGCGGAGATCAAATACACGGAGGAATTGCTTGCTCTGGCTGAGGATCACACTGCATCGGCTCGCGCTCTGGTTCAGGAGGCGAGGACGACGCTCAACATCGACGAGGTAAATCATGGCGCGAAAGAAAAACAGTCAACCATCGTCCGATCAGCAGCCAGCCGCTACACCGGACCTGAGCGAAGGCAGGTTCTTCGAACTTCTCCGTGAGGTCGAAAGCGCCGAGCGGCAGAAGGATCAGGCCGTCGCCTTGGTGCGCACCGCGCGCAAGCGTACCAAGGAAGAGGGCGGGATTGACCTGAAAGCTTTCGATTTCGTGCGCAAGCATCTGTCGGGCTACACCGAAGCCGAGCTTATCGGTTTCGGCAATTCGATCATCCTGTACGCGAAGTACCTGCGGGTGCCGGTGTTCCAGAACCTGCAGCTGTTTCCGGTCAAAGAACCCTCCGAGGATGACAAGCTGGAACAGGCCGCGGCGCGCGGTCAGGTCGCCGCCCGGCGCGGCGATTCCGCCGAGCAGAATCCGTGGACGCTCGACAACCCGCTCGGCCAGGAATGGGCACGCGCGCATGCCGAGACTCAGGCACAGATGCTGCAGGAGGGCATCAAGCCGCTACCAGAGAACCGCGGGACCGCGCATTGATGTTCAAGGCGCTCGACCCCTCTCGCTTCACTGGATGGGCCGTGTGGGAAGCCACCGGACCGCGGTCGGGCGTATTCAACCTCAACGCTGACAGCGAGCCCGCGATCTACTCGCGGGCCGAGACGCTGATCGGCGATTTCGTCCAGCCGGGCGACATCGTCGGCGTCGAGGCGCCGCTGCTGCCGGCGGGCATGTCGATCCAGTCGCGTCAGATCCTGCTCGGGGTCAGGGCAATAATCTTTGTGACCATCTTCAAGCGGCAGGCGCGGGTGATCGAGATCGAGCCGGCGCGCTGGCGTTCCAAGATATTGGGGTTGACGCAGGCGCCCAAGCATATCGGGCAGGGCCTATCGAAATCCAAAAAGACCGCAGTTCGCCGGGCGTGGCTCAAGCGGCGCGCGATCGACGAGGTTGCAGCGCGGGGGTGGGGCAAGACCACCGACGATCAGGCGGATGCGCTCTGCATTCTTGATTACCTGCGCATGCGGCTCGATCCGGCCTACGTTTCGAGCGACCACAAGCTTCCAGGATTTGCAGCATGAGCATCGGCACCGCGGCCGAGCGGCAGATGTTGCACGAGATGGGCACCAAGCTTTCGGTCCTGAAACCCTCCAGCATCATTGGCGCGGCGAAGAACGACCTTGCGCTGCGCGATCGCAAGCGCAATGCCGAGTTCATCGATGACGAATTGCAGCGTGAGCACTACGCCTTCCATCGCAGGCATGTCGCCAAGGCCGCTTCCGTGGCCGAACTGCTGCAAAAGGCGATCGATGAGCGGGCGATCGGGCTTTCAAGTGGCAAGTTCAATACCCGCATGATCTACGAGAACACCCCGCTCTTGCGCGCGGCACTGGCGGAGATCGCCTGATGGTCCAGCGCGGCGCCAATCACCTCCGTCAAGATCGTGAATTCTACCGGACCCCGCCCAAGCCAACCTACACCGTGATGAACATGGTTCAGTTCGGTCCAAGGCTGTGCGATCCCTGCTGCGGCGATGGCGCGATGCTCAGGGTGTTCTGCGAGCGCGGCCACGAGGCGTTCGGCGCGGACATTCATCCCGTCGGCGTGCCGCAGGCCAAGACCTGCGATTTTCTCGCCGATCCGTTCCCATGGGGCATCACCTGCGACATCATCACCAATCCGCCCTACGGGCAGCGCGGTGCGCTCGCCGTGAAGTTCATCGAGCGGGCGCTTCAACTGACGAAGCCATGGCGTGGCAAGGTGGCGATGCTGCTGCCGGTCGACTTCGACAGCGCAGTGACGCGCTCGCATCTGTTTGGCGATCATCCTGCCTATGCGCTCAAGGTTACGTTGCTCTATCGCATCAAGTGGTTCGATGGGCCGGCGATCTGCAAGAAGTGCAACGGCACCGGCAAGATCATCGGTGCGACCGGCATCGAGGGCATCGATGGCGTGCAGGAGTGCCCGCGCTGCGACGGTCTGGGTGAGAAGGATATGTCGCCGGCCGAGAACCATGCGTGGTTCGTCTGGGATTGGAAGTCGCCGGGCATGCGTCCCGTCATCAAGTACGCCGGAGCCTGAAGATGCGGCATTACCGCAAGATCAAGGCCGCCGCAGGCGACAATGATACCGAAGTCCGCCGGATGCTGGCCGAGATCGGCATCCGTCTGTTGCCGTACCCGAAGGAACGGCTCGCGCCCAACGAGACGTTTTCAATAACCACGATCAAGCGGGTTCATGCGCTGTACGGCACGAGGCTGGTGACCGTCGGGCTGCAGAGCCTTGTCGCGACCGGCAAGGCGGGCGAGCTTCGCGGCGACAACATCAAAGCGACCTGCGAGATCGTTCGCGCCTTCCCCCGATGGGTGACGGAGGACGATCGGAGTGGATTCGTGTCGGCGCTGTCCAAGATCGATTTTGACGAGATTCGCGAGCGCGCCCGCTTCCACAACTGCAAGCGATGGTTCGCGATCACCATGTTGCTGGTCGAGCGGCTGACCTTGATGTTGGGCAAGGGGGTTTGATGTGCGCCTTACCTGCTGCGTGCCGTACTGCAAGCGCACCACCGATCGACCGTTCGATGAATGGTTGTGCGGCAAGCACTGGCCGCTGGTCGACAAGAAGGCGCGTCGCGTCTACGGGCGCCGGGCCAGGGTCTGGCGTCGCTACCACCGGCACAGTGACGGCGAAGCCGCGTGCCGGCTGTGGCGGTGGATCAAGCGGCAGGCCATCGAACGTGCGGCGGGAATCTCATGACACGCGACCAATTCGACCGGATCGACATCGAGAACGCCAAGGCGCGCGAGCGATTGAGCGATGTGTTCGAGAAGCTTGGGATCAAGGTGAAGGGCAAGATGTGTCTGTGCCCGTTTCACATCGAAAAGACGCCCAGCTGCAAGGTCGATGATCGCAAGGGCCGTTATGAGTGCTTCGCCTGCGGCGAGTGGGGCGACCATTTCGATATCCTGCAGCACATGCGCGGGCTCTCGTTCGTCGAGGCGGTCGAGGAACTTGGCGGCGTCCGTCCAGCTACGCCAGAGGAGCGCAGGAAGATTGAGGAGCGTCAGGTCGAGATCGAGAAGGAGGATGCGGAGGAAGCCAAGCGCAAGGCGTCCAGGGTCCAGCAACTGGTGGCGGACGCGCAGGACTGGCGCGAGACCCTGGTCGAGCAGTATCTGGCGAACCGCGGTATCGTGCTTGGTGGCGGCTTCGGCCTTGACCTGAAATTTGCGCCCAGGCTCGGCTATTACGGGTTTGCCGATGCGCAGGCCGAGGAGATCAAGCTGCTCGGCGAGTATCCGGCGATGCTCGGCAAGATCCGCGACGAGCGCGGCGCCGTCATCGGGGTCCATCGTACCTATCTCGATCCTGCCGGCGTCAAGCTCGCCCCTCCCGGCGACGCCAAGCGCAACAAGGCCAAGAAAATCACCGGGGACATGCGCGGTGGCCTGATCTGGCTGACGCGCGCTTCGGTCCATCTGGGAATGGGGGAGGGTATCGAGACCACGTTCTCGTGGTATCTGCTCGGCGGCGGCGAGGCGATCGGCTGGGACGCGGAGGCGACCTCGCTGGCGGCCGGAGTGTCGGTGTCGAACATTTCGGGCCGCTGCACCGGGCGCATCCGTCATCCGCGCAATCCGGCCAAGACCATCCCGAACGGAATCCCAGACCTGAACCAGCCTGGAATCGTGCTGCCCAAGACGGTTCACAGCGTTGCCTTGCTGGGCGATGGCGACAGCGACGAATGGGCGACGCGCCAGTGCCTGGTCGCCGGCGGCAACCGCTTCAAGCATCAGGGAGTCGATGTGTTCGTTTCGATGGCCGATGCCGGCGTCGACTTCAACGACATGCTGGTGAGGCCATGAGAAAACCGTTGCCGAACCGCCGCGCCTCGGAGACCTTTTCATTCCGCTTCCAGAACCTGGACTACACCGTCACCATGGGTTTTTACGATGACCTCGTCACTATCGGCGAGCTGTTCATCAACGGCGCCAAATCCGGGGCGCAGGTCGAGGCGATTGCGCGCGACGGCGCGATCCTGGCGAGCCTTGCGATCCAGCACGGCGTTCCGCTTGAGACGATTTCACATGCCGTCACACGTGACGGCCGCGGCGAGCCACAGACCATCGTCGGCGCGATCATCGACGGCCTGATTTCCGAAAAGCAGCAGGACGATGAACGCACTGCCTAACGTCACCTCGTTCGCGGCCTTCGCCAAGGAAACCTCGGCGATGGTGAGCCCGCCGCCGTTTGGGGCGATGTGGTTTTCGCAAGCAGTCAAGGACCTGCCGCCGCAGAAGTGGCTGATCGACCGGATCATGCCGGAGGATGCGCTGGTGATCCTGCATGGGCCGCATGGGGTGGCCAAGACCTTTGTTTCGCTCGACATGGACATCAGGATCGCGATTGGCGAGGACTGGCGCGGCCATCGGGTCTCGAAGGGCGGGGTGGTTTACGTCGCGGCCGAGGGCCGGGCGGGACTGCGCAAGCGGCTGAAGGCCTGGAGCGATCACTATGGTGATCCCGGCAACATCCCGTTTGTGCTGATGACCGAGCGCGTCAATCTCCTGGACGAGGACGAGGTCAAGCACTTCATTGAGACCATCAAGCGCGTCAATGCGCGGATGGAGATGATGGGCACCCCGTTGCGCAAGATCACCTTCGACACGCTGGCGCGCTGCATGCCGCGCGGCAACGAGAACAGCCACGAGCACATGGGGGCGCTGGTCGACAACGTCGATCGGATCAGGCGCTCGGTCGGCTCGGTGACGGCGATGTTCTGTCACCATTCCGGCAAGGATCAGACGCGGGGGCGCGCGGCCATACCGGCGTGCCTGCGGCGGCCGACACCATGATCGAACTGTCAAAGGATGGCAGCCGGCTGATCACCGCCAAGGTCTCCAAGCAGAAGGACGAGGAGGACTCGGCCAAGATCCATTTCCGTCTCAAGCGGCTGGTGATCGGAAAAAATCAGTGGGGCGAGGACGCGACCTCGTGTGTTGCGATCGAGGGCGAGAGCGACAGCTACACGCACCGGGACAAGCCGACGATCCGCGGCCCGGCGAAGATCGCCTACGATATTCTGACGCAGTGCGTCCTCGACTACGGCAAGGACGCTCCAACCACCAGCGTGCCGCGCGGCTGCAAGGCGGTGGGTTGGCGGCAATGGCGCGAGGCCTGCTTCCGGTTGGGCCTGACGATGACGGAGGACGAACATGCAAAAAACAAGGCCTTCATTAATGCAGCCCGACACCTCAAAGAGAAGCAATGGATTGGCGTCTCCGACCCCTGGGTGTGGCAGGCTCGCTGAGGTGTGGACCGCCGAGCATGTCCTGATGCGGTTTCTGGAGGCGGCCGATACTGACCGCCGCTTGCCGCGGGTGCATGGCCCGAAGCCACCGCGCTCGGCGAAGCTCGAGATTTTGCACGACAGCGATTTCGATGCGAACTCGCAGGAGGGCACCCGCGACAAGGCGGCATGGGCCGGCTTCAAGCTGCGCACCCCGCCGACGGGATGGGCGATCTCGCGACACGACGAATGCCTGAACTGGTCTTTGATCCTTGACCCGAAGCTGTCATCGGCGCTTTGGTTGTTCTGTTTCGCCCGTGTGGATGGGCGCGCGGCGCAAAAATACTGGAAGCGTGGCGGCATCTCGAATCGAACGGGATACCGGCGTTTGGAGCAGGGAATTCGGGCGCTGGTCGGCTATCTCACTAACAACGACGTTTTGTTAGTGCCGGCGGACCTTGACCGTTTGGCACAGATTGGGCTTACTCCACGCCATCCCGATGCAGCGTCGCCCATTGCGTCCTCGCCGAGCTGGCGGGCTCCTGACGCTGTCTATGGCGATACGATCCCCGACGAGGTGGTGACCGCTGGCGGCATCCGGCTCGCCGCGATCCCGTATCCGACACGGCGCTCGAAGCGCATCAAGCGGCGCAAGAAAAATCCCCGGCACTAAGGCCGGGGATTTCGTTGTCATGTGCTGGTGTCAGCGAAACGCGGCATGAAGCACCCCGTCAGCTTGCCGGTGTCGCGGTCGATGTGCCGTCGAATGCCGTAGATGTCATGAGCGAAGTTCGACAAATCGGCATCCAGCAGATCGCGTAGGAGGAGCGGACAGCCGTTGGCGTGCGCCGCGGTGATGTCCATCACGAGCGGCATCATCGTCAGCTCGGGTTCGAGTTCACGCCTCGCGCGTTTGGCGATCTCGACGATCAGGTCATGATCGGCGAGGGAGACTTTGAAGGACGCCACCATGTCAAGCCACCTTGTCGAGGATGCGCTTGGCCTCAAGCTCAAGCTCTAGTCGGTCGTCGGTGTTGGCCTCGTTGCGGGCAACGGCTGTGATGCCCTGAGCGAGATCCCAGGCGGTGCGGGCCTTGCGGCCTTCCTCGCGCTCGACAGCCTCCATCACTGCTTCGGCCTTCTTGATCGAGAACCTGCGCTCTTTGAGGAAGGCTTTCATATCGTCATCGTCCGAGGCGAGCTTCGCCGCCTTGGCCTTCTCGACGCCATCCTTGAGCTTCTGCACCGAGCCGTCGGCAAACGAGCGAAGCGCGGGCAGGGCGGTCTGAAGGAAGCGGTCGGGCGCCATCTTGGTGTGGCGGATGACGAACTCCTCGAAACCCTCGACGCCCCACATGATGCGGTTGCAGCAGACGGCGCGAAGATAGAACGTGCAAATCTTGCACGCCCGCGCGCCGACCTCCGAGTTCTGGACGTAGAAGCCGCGAAACACGATGTCGTCGTGGCCGTTTTTGGTCTTGCCGATCACGATCGGGTTGAGGTCGTCGACCAGAAAGATGAACACGTCGCGGTCCGAGGCATAGAGCGTGGTGGAATCGATCGTCACACGTGCCCGCGGATCGTAGATGCCGGTGCGCCAGTCCAGCGTGCCGGGAATCTTCCAGCGCTGTTCGCCGGTGCCGTCACCGGCCACCTGCATCACCGCTTGCACCACCTCCAAATCTGGGATGCGGCCGTAATCCGGGCCGGTCACTGCGCGCAATTCGTGCGGTGTGGCGTAGGTCTTGATGCCATCGACCTTGCGGTTGTAGCGCAGGCCCCAGTTCAGGTTGTCGGCGACCAGCTGCGCCGGCAGCGTCTTGAGATAGGCGCCGGGCGCGGCGGCGAGGTTGGCGATCTGGGCGAACGTCCAGTTCGACAGGGCGAGTTCGAGGTCGTCGTGCAGCACGACGCCGAGCGAGTGGCGGTCGGCCGGGTCCTCGTTGGCGATGATGCCGATGGCTTTCGGGGCCAGGCGTTCCTCGCTCGACGATTCAAAGCGGCCTTTGACCGATTTGAGCAGGTCCGAGAGGTTCAGGTATCGCTCGTCGGCGGGTCTCGCCATCCACTGGCGGGACAGGTCCATGCGGCTTTCGCCGGCGAACACGTTCGGCTTCCAAGGTGCATTCATTGCTTCGTCCTTCCTCTTTGCGCCATTGGCGCGGGTTTTGGGGCGGCAACCCCGTGTGGATGCTAGGCGGGATATTTCCGCCCGGCAAGATAACTTTTTTAGAATTTTAAGATACCCTGCAGGGTAGCAAGGGCTGGAACAGGTTCCGAAATAGCCTGATTTAATGGCCAATTGCCCGGCCTTGCGGGTTCAGGGAGTGGCCTTCCGCTGACTCTTGGCTACTCAGGGTCTGGGAGGAAATAACCACACAGGCGCCCGCCGTAGCGGGCGCCCAGGGTGGGCTTACAGGAAGTCGTGCAGGCAACCCACCGTCTCATACTCGGCCTCCTCGCCTTCATCGATGGCGGCTTGGAGGGCGGCCGAGGTGAAGACCTCGTCGCGCCAGATGTGCAGGGCGGCCGGGAAATGTGGGCCGGTGATCTGCATGTGGCGGTGACAGCCTTCTGGCGATTCGCAGACGCACAGCAGCAGCAGGGTCTTGGTTTGATCCTCCTGCTTAAGCTCCGCAATCCCCTCGCGCGTGACGCGATTGGTGCCGCGATTGCCGAGCCGGTCGCCGCGCCACTCGTAAGCCTCGCCAAGGAGGGCTTCGAGTTGACGACGGCCGAACCCGCTTTTCGCGCGCATCGTCCCGCCACGCACATCGATTACGCGCGCTCCCAGTCTGGATGCGATCAGTTGCAGCCGGGCCGGGGTGAGCGCGTGATAGCCAATCGTGTAGATCATTCGCTTTTCCTATCGACGGGAGACCCCGCCTTCGAAATGATCCCGTCGAGGGGCGGGGGCAAGCCGCCCCCGCACGATCGTCAGGGGCTTGGTTCAGGCCGTGAACCTGATCTTTCTCAATCGGTCGTCATCGTGGATGTAGAGCGTGGCGTGGCCGTCGTTCCAGCGGATGATGGCGTGGCCGTTTTCCTTGGCGAACCGCCTCGCTGCGGCCTGACCGTTGCGCAGGCCGATTTCCCGGCCTGTCCTGCGCCACTCGATGGAAGTACGGCAATAGATGTTGCTCTCCCTGACGTGGTTGAGCGTCACGCCGGCGATGTTGAATGTTTGCATGTGTTGGTTCCTCTTTGAGTTGCCACCTGGCATGGGTGGGGTGCGAAGCGCACCGTGAATGGGCGGCCCGGCAAGACCGCCCATCTGCGTTACGCTCCGACGATCTTGAGGACGACGTAGGCCGCCTTTGCCTCGCCGCTGAACACCGAGCCCTGAGCGGTGTCGATGGCCTCCATCAAGGTCTCGTCCGAGACTTCATCGCACAATGCGCGCGCTTCATCGGCGGAGCACTGTACGATCTGGGACTCGAGTGCAGAAGCGCACCGTGACGCCGCCCGGAGGCGACGCTGCGCTGCGTTTCAGATCGTCAATTCTTGACGCAGAAGTTGCCCGATGCGGTCCAGCCAGATGGGCAGGACCCGGATCGCGGCACCGCCGGCCGCGACTTTGAACTCGTCGGCGTGCAGCAGCCGCCGGAGGCGTGATAGCCGGTCGGGCAGCTCGAACTGGTGGTGGACCGAGGCACCGGCAGCGCCTCGGCGAGGATTATGAGGACGATGGCAAGGGTTGGCATGGTTCTTTCCTTTCTCGGTTGATAGCTTCACCAGTCGTACTGCGGCAGCGCCTCGATCGGCGGGACATCACGATCGAGAATGAGCCAGTCGCAATCATGCTGGTGGGCGAGGCGCATGCGGACGACGAGATCGTCAGGCCACAAGCCCGGTGCCTGGTCGGCGAGCCGGACCATCTCCAGGCCGCCGAGCAACAACTCGATCTCGCGGTCAGTGGGTCTGGTAGGAACCGGGTTCCGCTGGTAAATGTTGCTGGTCACCGTGAGTCTTCGTCCTTCCTCTTTGCGACCAAGGTCGCGGTGACAATGGCTGGTTACCCAGTCATGGCCACGGGGCGGCAACCCCGTGGCCGATTGGTTTCGTCTTAGATGTTCAGGGTGCCGAGGCGGTCGTAGATTTCCCGCATCAGGCTGTTCTCGTCATAGCCACAATCGCGCAGGATGTCGGTGACGGCATCGGCGTTGCGCTCGACGATGGTCTCCATGTCCGGGATGCGGTGACCCGCGTCCCAGATATCGTCCACATCGTCGTCGTCATGGAGTGCGGACCATCCACCCTTGTCCAACTTGGTGACCGCGGTGCCTTTATTATAGGAATAGCTCTTATAGCCGCCGCGGTAGTAGGACGAGCCATACAGGCCATCGTCCATCCACGACCAGTCGTCCGGATCGACATCGCCCGCCTTGCGCTCGAACACCAGCTTGCTCTGGTCGAGCCTGATCAAGGCATCGCGCATCTCGGCCATGAACTCGGCGTCCAGCGTTTCCTTTGACGAGTGTTGGTCGTAATAGCCGACGCACAGATTGGTGCATTCGCCGACGATGCCGGTGTAGTTGGCGCTGTCGGTGAAGGTGCCGCCGTCACTCTTGGCCAGGTGCTCGATCCCGAGGCCCGAAATCAGCGAGTCCGCGAACGCGCCCGAGCAGCATCTGGCGCCGCCCTGATGGGTGATGACATCGTGCCGGCCCTTGCGGTCGAGCGCGATCACGCACTTGATCTGCTCGAACAGTTCCGGGGTGCGCTTGGCGATGTAGCTCGAACCGGTGCCGCCAACCTCCTCCTCGCGGTGGAAGATGTAGAGTCCGGGCACCTTGGCCCGGATCAGCTCGCACATCAGCCAGACACCGGAGGTGTCATCGGCGCCCAAGCAGTTCGACTGCGACAGCATCGGCAGCTTCATCATGTAGTCGGTGGTGATGGTGACGCGCTGCTTGCCGCCACTCTTATGCACGGTGTCGGTGTGGCTGGAAAAGCAGACCGGGCCGTCGCCGATCTTGAGGATGTAGTTGCCGTAAGCATCCGCCTTCGCCCCCAAAGGGCGGATGAAGCGGTTGATGAACTTTTTCTCGCTGCGCGAGCCCGCAGGCCTTGCGTAAGTGAGCATTTCGCACAGCGTCTTAAGGTCGGCTTCGGTCTTGGTGCCTTCGAATGTCATGGTGATGTTTCCTTAAGTGTGTTCAGCGGAAGCTTCCGCGGTTGCAGGCAAGAGTTCAGCGGACGCGCCGCAGCTGCGGCACGTTTCGTCTTGGTTGGGGTGTTGGTGATTGAGCGGGAAATTCTCCCCGCATTCGGTGCAGGCAAAGCCGTAGCGGTCGAAATATTTCTGCGACCACACCTGGCCATTGGCCATATCCACCCGTTCCTCGTTCGGGTAGCGTCGGCCGGTCATGTCGCAGGTGAAGCCATTCTCGCGGAAGTTGGCGATGTACCATCTCTCGCCATTGGCCATCTCGACAGCGTCCTCGTTGTAGTAGTGCTCGCTGTCGAAGTCGCAGGTGAAGCAGTGGCTGTCGAAGTACCGCTCCGACACGACCTGGCCATTGCTCAGGGTGTAGCTGATTTCGCGGTCATTGCTGTGCCAGCGGCCATAACCCTCGCAATAGAAGCCGTAGTTATCGCGGCAATGCTCGCACCATCGGCCTTCGTTTATGACGGAGCGAAGATCGTCGTCGTCGTCGAACCAGTCGCCACAGCGGTCGCACTGGTAGCCATCATCGTCCTCCTCCTCGTCGAAGGCGACGCTATACTCGACCGGCGAGCCGTAGCCATTGAGGTTGCAGCCTCTGAACATCTTCGGCTGCGAGCCATCATCGTAAATGATCTCAAGATGGCTTCCGCGATCGACGGCCGCGAGCGAACCCATGCCGGACTCCGTCCCCTTGTCGAGGTACGGCAACACCATGGTGTTCATGGACTCGTCGAAATGCCGAACGAGTCTGGCGCCGATCGGGTCGCCGAACTCGTAGCCTTGGGCGGCCAGCAGTTCGCGCATCCGGTAATAGTCCCCGTACACGCGGCTGTGGGTCTTGTTCTTCGGAAAGACCAGTGTCCGCCCGGTGACGTGGCCGTCATGCTGGATGTAGGCGACCTTGAGATCGCCGGCCGCATATACCCGCACTGGATGGAACGGGCTGCTGAAACTGCCACCACGTCCCCAGCCCTGGGTGCGCCGATAGTCCTCGTTCGACATGCAGGAATGGGGACCGTTGCGGTACACCTCCTCGATCTCGTCAGCGGTCTCGGCGAACAGCAGGACATTCTCCTCGTAGCGCGCCGCAAACTCGCTGGCGATTTTGGCGATCTGTTCTTTGGTGAGAATGCCGGCAAAGAATCGGGTCAGATATTTGCCGGCCTTCATCCGCGTCTGCGTGTCGGTTGCACCACGCTGCTCCGACTCCGTGAACGCGATCTTGCCCGGTTGGTCGGTCGACACATGAGCGAAGTGGTCCCGGTGGAAGTCGACGTTGTCGCGCCACCAGCGTTCATTGATCCACGGCAGCGGCTCATAGCTGCCGTCGTCGAACCGAGCCTGCTCGCGCGCCCGCCAGTTGGTGTCGGTCTTGATCCGACGCGGCTGGTATTTCTTGCCAGTGGTGGACGACAGGATCTGCGCCCGGTTGGCAGCTGCGCGGCCGTTCGGGAATTCGATCGGCAGCAGAGTGGTTTCGTCCAGCACCGGGGCGAACACGCCCGGTGAGACCATTTCAACCAAGTGAAATGTCATCGCTTGTCCTCTTTGCTTTTGGGATTGCCCCCGGCAAGGGGCGGTGGGTGTTCAGTAGTAGCGGCCGACGTAGACCTTGTAGCTGCCCATTCTCGCCCGCCTCTTGGTGCTCTTGGCCGATGCCCAGCCGTAAGAGCCGTCCTCGTACAGCGGCTCCATCGAGATGGCGAAGTCGATGTACGGCATGACCTCCAGTTCGAGGAAACGCGCGCCGTCGAACTCCTTGCCGCTGTCAGCGGCGCGGTAGCCGGCGCGAGTCAGCATCGAGCGCAGCAACATGTGCTCCTCGCCATAGACGGAGGTGAACACCTTGCGCTCCGGCCAGCAGATCGAGCGGGCGATGATCTCGCCCTCGCGTTCGACATAGGCACAGGCCAGATCGCCGGCGCCATAGGCGCGCACCGGATGTTCTTCGGCATCGCCGTCGCCGCCATATTCGCCCAGGTCCTCGACCGGGCCTGCCATGCACGAATGCGGGCCATGGACGTAGACATGCTCGATCTCGTCCGGTGTCCTGGCCAGCTTGAGCTCGAGACCCAGTTGATCGGCAACGAACAGGTTGGCTATCCGGCTGATCTCGACCGCGCTGACGTAGTCGGACAGGTATCTCTGCAGATAGGTGCCGACCTTCATCTGGGTTTGGATGTCCTGCTCACCCTTTTCGGCACTTTCGGTGAAGGCAATCTTGCTTTCGTCCTTCTTCGAGATATGCAGGTAGTGATCGCGCGGGATGTACATGCCCCACCAAGCGCTGGTGAAGAACGGCTTCTGGTATTCACCGCGATCGAAGCGATCCTGCTCGCGGGAACGCCAGTTCAGGTCGGGCACTTTGCGCGGGATCAGCTTGCGATTGAGTGTCTTGGAAAGCTCGGCGGCGAGTTTCTTGGCCATTGCGCCTTCGGCGATGGTCAATGCCGCCTTGGTGGCAGAGTCAACGAACGGCACGAACTGACCGTGCGCGGTCATTTCCACGATCTGGTACATCTATAGTCCTCTTTGCTTAGATTGGACGCCCTCGGCAAAGGGCGTGGTGCATGGGCGCACCGTCGAGCCGTCGTCGGCAAACGACGGCTCTGCGCTGCGTCAATGTTCGCTAGGAAGCAGGATCACGCCGTCTTCCACCCAGATCTCGATCTGGTCGAGCGGGAAGTCGGTGTAGTGATCTCCTCGAAGTGCAGCAGCCGAGCAGCGCCACCATGCTCCGGCTTGCCGCCGTCATTACAGGTCAGTGCGCCGATGTTGTCCGCGACTTCGAGCTTCCAAACCTGGAATGGTTCGGCCCCGATCTTCGGATCAAGCTGCAACGTCGCGATCTTGTCGAGCAGCCAGTAGGCATTGGCTCTCTCGGCAAGAAACTGGATGCCGTCGGTGTAGAGGACGGTGCGCACCAGCGCGTGGCGAAACCATTGCGAGGTCCCGGTGAACTGGGCAAGGTCAGCGTGGGTGATGGTCATTTCGGTGTTCCTGCTGAAGTGGGGTTTGTTTCAGCGGTGGGCGGCAATCAGGCCCCAGTCGCCGAAGAACACGGCCTCGCCATTGCTGATGACTTCGACGAGATCATCCTTCCACCGCATGGTGAGCGAACGGTCGTCCCAGATGTCCCATCCGGTGAGCTGTTGGGCGGCCAGCATCGCGGCCCTGTTGGCGAAGTAGACGTTGATCGGGCTTCCATACGTCTGATGGATTCCGATCACCTCTTTCAACACTGGCCCGCGCGATCCCCAGTCGTTCATGTCCTCGTCGACCGATTTGCGGCCGTGGTGAAGATAAAGGTCGAAGTTCGTTGTCATCCTTGTTTCCTTTTCTGGATGATAGCCTCGGCAAGCGAGGCGATGAGTTGGTGCGGGAGTGAGAGATGGCGGCTGCGCTTGGCGCGGCTCACTAGTTTGCGCAGGGTTTTGCTGTGCTTCCTGCGAAGCTCCGCCGCGGTCATAGCGCTGTGCTCCAGATCTGATCGAGGATATCGCCACCGCTCTTGCTAAGCGGGATCGGCAGATGGCCGGGTGCGAAGCAGAGCAGGTCGGGCTCAACATCGGGCAGCGGAAACGACGGGTGGTAGAGCACCCAGGCGGAAATCACCTTGTCGAAGGCCACGACGCGCGGCGCTTCGGCATTGCCGTCACGGATCGCGTGGCGGGCGTTGCGGTATGTCCTCATGCCTGGCTCCGCGCGGCTGCAACGATCTCGGCGATCTTGCGCGAGTTCGCCTCGGCCAGCCTCTGCTGGTCGGCGTCGTGGGCGCGAGCAACGGCCATCTTGGCATTGATGTATTGCGACGGGCTGCGGTCCAACTCGCCTATGCGGCAGATGTGCGCCGGTTGGTGGACCATGAGGCGAAACGCATCGTCACACGTGATCGAGGCGGTGCCGGCAAATTCTGGTGAGTTGCGGATTTCGTCGGACGCGCGCAGCAGAGCGTGGACGATGGCGGTGGGATTGACTGCGCCAAGCGCGATCGCGATGGCGTCGGAGTGACGTTGACCCATAGAAGGTCTCCTCTTTGCTAGATGCCCTCGGCAAAGGGCGGTTTGGTTTTCGTGGCGGGGGGCGTTCAACTGGCCTTGCGCCAAGCGAGCAGCCGCCGAAGCAGAGGCGGCTTTGCCGCATCGCTTGGTCGTGGCGCGCTGTGCTTGGCGAGTTCGTCGGGGCGCAGCGGCTTGTCGGTGCAGAAATCGCCGATGCCGTCGCAGTAGACGAAGTTGCACAGCCTCGTCGGGTTGACGATCGGGCAGTCGCAGTTCGGATAGCGGCACGCTTTATCGGGCATGCTTCAACTCCTGTTGGTTGGGTGATGGCTACAAAGAGGCGGCGTCGCCGCAAAAAGGCGGTCGATTGGGCCGCGGAGTATCGCAAGCGCAGGGCGCGGTATCACAGCCCCGAGCAGCGAATGCGCAACCGGCAGCGCAAGGCGGCACGCCGCCGGCTGGAACGATTGGGAAAGGTGAGGAAGGGCGATGGACGCGAAGTCCATCATGTGGGCGCGCCGCGCCGTGGCTCACTCAAGGCGGTGAGAACGAAGGTGGTGTCGCGGCCAACGAACCGCCGCATTCAACCGATGCGGCGGCGAAGCTAGGTCAGGCTCGCGGCGGAAGCGCATGACGCCGTGCCTGTCCGGCCGGTCGCTCTCCCGTTTGAATCCGAAGCTCTCGTAATAGACATGCAGACGCTCCACCGAGCTCCAAAGCACGATGGTTGCGCCGGCGCGATCGGCGAGGTGGCATACTTCCGACAGGGCAACGGCTCCGCTGCCCTTGGTCCGGCTCCAGTTGCGAAAGTTCTGGAACAACCAGTAGGATCCTTGCCACTCAATGTCCCACTGGACCTTGAGGTCGCGGAAGTGACGCTGACGCATGTCGTAGAACGCCTTCATCAGCTGCATGTGATTCATCAGAAGTTCTCCCACAGGTAGCTGATCGCTTCGGCGAGGTTCTTGAACGTCTCGCGGCGGCCGCCGCGCAGGTCGCCTTTGTGGGCAAGCACGATCTCGGCTACGCCGGCCTTGTCGGACAGCGAGCAGAGCAGGGTGCCGTTCTTGTAGATGGCGCGGACGTGCCATCCAGTCGCGGTCTTGCCGCCGGACACGCTGCGCAGCGTGGCGCCGGTCGCGGTTTTGAAGTTGACCTTGGCGTGGTAGGGGCGAAGTTGCACGGTGATCGTGCCGAGCGAAACGCGCTCGTTGTGGATCATGGGTGTCCTCTTTGCTGGGAATGACCGCCGGCAAGCGGCCGTGAGCTAGTTCTTGGGCTTGAGATGATCTGGCAGCCGGTCGTGCTTGGCCAGGAATTCGGCCGTCATCTCATCGAAGAGTGCGGCGCGTTCCTGATCCGGGGCACCGCGGGCTTTTGCCTCGGCCAACGCCTTGCGCAGTTGCGCCAGGAATTGCTTCAGGTCTGCTTCTGTCATCGGTGGTGCCATCGTTTGCTCCTTTCTTTTTGATGGGCTTCTGCCTGATCCGCAATGCAGCTGCCTCGCGGGCGGCCTGTTGAATACGAACGGTCTCGATGCGCAGCGCCTCGAACCGTGCGGCGCGGCGCAGCCGGGCAAAACCGGGGCCGTTGGTCATTTGCTGTTCCTGTTGGGTTGGGTTGACATGGGACGTATCCCTTTGCGCCTCGCTACCGAGGCGGGCGCAGAAGGCTAAGTCCCTCCGCAAATCTCCTTCATCCCATCGGTCCGTGCTCAGCGCATCGCCGCGTCGAGGAGCAAGGTGGCCCGTTGATCGGTACGCACGTGTAGGCTGCGCCCCGGCCCGTAATGAGGGGTCGGGGTCGCGACGTTGCGAAAATGGGAATGAGAGATTTGGTGCTTAGCGTTGCAGAATCGGTTGGATTGCGGTTCGCGACTTGATGTCCTTCCCATCACTCCGGCTCTAATGTGACCGGATGCGCTATTATGGAAACCGCCGAAATGCCGTCAGGCGTGCGGGAGACTATGTGGGGGTGTCATCTTTTGCGGGGTGCGAGACCGGAAAATAGAAGGCCCTGTCGGTCTGAGTTGAATGCACTCGCCGCGATCGTACTAGGATTCGGTTGTCAAACAGCCCGGCCATTCGGCCTTGTTTTTACCCAGTGACTCCTGCGCCCGACGCCTCCGGCCCTATGGGGAGGAAATCGACTGGAGAAGGAGGATTATAGGGTAAAAATCCCCCTATGGAAAGTGGATTTATCCCCCTGTGAATAAAGGGTTTTTCTGTCCCTTCCGGTTGTGGGCCGGAACGGCGGTTGTGTTTCGGAAAATCCGAAAGGGAGCTGATTCGATGGGAAAGGCGGTACCGTACCGCGTGGCGCGGTCGGAAACGGGGCTTGGCCTGTTCGCGACGCGTAGAATCGAAAAGGGCGAAAAGATCGTGGAATATAGCGGCTCACGCATCCCGTACCCGTCCAAAATCCAGAACCGCTATCTGATGGAAGTCTCATCCCGGACCTCGATTGACGGCTCGGTCCGAAGCAACGTCGGCCGCTACGTCAACCATTCGTGCCGACCGAACTGCCGGCCGGTGATGAACACCAGGGGACGCGTCTACTTCTTCGCCCTGAGGTCCATCCCCGCCGGGGAGGAAATAACCTTCGATTACGGGCGCGAGTATCTCGAGGACTATTTCGCCGGTGGCCGCAAGTGCCGCTGTGCCGCCTGCGCAAGATCAAGAGGCCGTAAACGGTCCGGTCGATGAAGGCCGCGGCAAGCGCACCCATTAAGTGCTCTTGCCGGGGCCTTCGGCAGCGACGACCCCAGATAACTCGGGCCGACGGCGCGGCTCCGCCGAGATCGGTCCGGGGCAACCTTCCCCATATGGAGGACTGACAATGGCCCGAAAGGTCACGCGAAAGACGCGGAAGGCCGCGACGCGAAAGACGACGCGGAAATCCCGAGGTGCCCGCAAGGCGGCCCGCAGGACAGGCGGCGGCGGCTAGGGTGGACTGATTGTCCATCATCGATGAGGCATTGAACGATCTGAGCAAGGCCCGTTCAATCTCAGCTAAAGCCCTCGTCGCTTATTCCGGCGGCAAGGACAGCCTGGTGGTCACAGACCTGGCGGTCCGCTCCTTCGAGAGCGTCGAGGGCTTTTTCATGTACCTCGTGCCGGGGCTCGAATGCGTCGAGCGTCAGCTGGAGGAGGGGCGCAAGTGGTTCGGGATCAAGATCCGTCTGTACCCGCACTGGATCGCGGCGAAGTACGTCCGCGAGGGTGTCTACTGCAATGACTGGCACGGCAACAACGACCTGCCGGAATGGAAACTCAACGACATCTATGCGCTGGCGATGCAGGAGGCCAAGATCCCCTTCATCCTGACCGGCGCCAAGCGGGCCGACAGCGGATGGCGCCGCCGCTTCATGACGACGAACTACAAGGAGGCCGTCCGCAACCCGATCGCCGGCTGGCACAAATACGACGTGCTTGCCTACTTGCGGGCGCGCCACATCCCCGAGCCGCCATCGAGCGGCAAGAGCGCGACCGGCATCGATCTGTCGACGCCCTCGCTGTTGTGGCTGCACGACACCTATCCCGATGACTTCAAGCGGCTGTGCGAATATTTCCCGTTCGCCGAGGCCGTGGTTTGGCGGCGCAAATTTTATGGCATCTGACAAGCAGGCGGTCGCCGATCTGAAATCCCGCGGGTTTCAATCCTTCACGATGGTCAAGGTCCATCGCTCGCGGATCAAGAATGCGCCGTACAACCCGCGCACCCTCGGCGAGGCCGAGAAGCGCAAGCTGAAATCGGTCCTGAAGAAACACGGTCTGGTGGCGCCGCTGACGTGGAATGTGCGTACCGGCAACATGGTCGGCGGCCATCAGCGCCTGTCGCAACTCGACAGCTTGATGGGCACCTCCGACTATGAACTCGATGTCGCCCAGATCGACGTCGACGACACCCGCGAGAAGGAAATCAACATCGCCCTGAACAACCCGAATGCACAGGGTGACTGGGATCTGGAGCAGCTGAACACGCTCCTGAAAGTACCGGGCCTGGACTTTGCCGGCGCAGGCTTCGACCACGCCGACGTGTTTCGGATGTTCGGCGACAGCGTGGTCGAGGCGCGCGACGATCCGCTGGACGAACTGGCTGCCAAGGTGCGCGAGGCGAGGGAGCTTTACGGCTCGATCTCCGAGCGCTCGGCTGGTCGCGACAACGACAATTTCTTCATCGTCGTGGTGTTTCGCGACGAGGCGCAGCTGACCGGCTTTCTCCAGCGGGCCAAGTTGCCGGACAACCGCTACCAGTCCGGAGAGGAGATCATGCGGCTGTGCAACATGGTGGATGACGAATGGACGTGCCGTTGAGGACCAATTTTCATTCGCCGAAGAGCTTCGATCGCGAGGCGATCAAGCGTTACGGGTTTCACGATCAGGGCATCGTTGTGGTCTCGATCCACGATCCGCGCCTGACCTGGGACCAGCGGGAAATCCTCAAAGCCATCGGCGAGAAGCTGTTCGGGAACCTTTCCGAACACAAGCACCGCACGGCGCGGGCGCGAGGAGGAAATATCCACTTTTTTACTTGACGAAAGGGAAATCTTCAAGGCATGCTGTCCCTCGACGGCGGCTCTGCTTGCACCCCCAAACGCCCCCCCCTTTGTGAGTGGGGTTGCCGTCGCACTCTTTAGCCTTTGCCGAGGCGATTGATGCGACATCGTTGGTCTGACCCTGTTCGCCTTCTGTATTCCAGTCATCGCATGTGCCAGCGCTGCGCTTTGGTGCGGGTGACGCACAAGGAAGGCGTCGAGGTCTGGATCGAGTGGCGTAAGGCTGACGGCAGCAAATCGACCGAGACCAAGACTCCTCCCTGCGAGGACGTGGATGCGATGTTGGAGGTTGCATGAACCGCGTCCGCTTCATCCGCGTCACGTCCGACAAGTTCACCGCCTATTTCCAGACCGATGGCGTCATCACGCGCGCCTCCAAGGTCTTGGGCTTCATGGTCGGCTGGGAGGACGCCAAGGCGCGCAGCGTCATCAAGCGCAGTGGCTGGAAGGCCAGCCAGATCATCACCTCCGAGGGCAAGCAGGAAGCGATCGAGGCGCTTGATCTGGCCTCGCCGCCGTCAGCTGCACTCGAAGAGCATATCTGCCACTGCGGCAAGCGCGCATCGTTCGGTTACGGCGTTCGCCTGCGCAAGGGCAAGATCGGCACCTGGAACTGCTTCGAGCACCGTCCGGCCGATCAGTGCGCCGCGGCTTGACGTTTTAGGTGGATCGCAACCAGCCGCCCTTTGGGGCCGCCGTTCCGAAGACGAGCCGACCCATGAAATCGCAGTCCCGATGGACGGATGGCGACACGGCACTGGCCCCGCAGCTGCTGGCCGATGCCTCCGAGGATGAATTTCAGGCCAAGCTTGGCCGCACCCTTGCGGCGGCGAAATCGCGCCTCGAATATCTCGCACGCCTCGACACCCGCGCCGAGCGCCCTCGCGAGCGGCAGATCAGGATCGAGTCGCAGCAGGGTACAAAGCCGCGGGTGACCCCGCAGATGCTCGAGGCCGAATTGCGCCGGCGGGCCGCGCAGCGGCGCTCGTTGACGGACCTTTTGTGCGGCGCCGCCCGGCTATTCGGCTCTCGACATCAGTGCTGGCGAAAAGCGCTGCACCGTTTGACCTCCCGGCGGTGCGGCGCATCTTCTATCATCGCTATTGGACCAAAGTCGCAATCGTCAGGTCCGCAATGACGTGCCACGCGGCGAAAATCGTCACCGATGGCACAGAGGTCATCCTTCGCTTCCATGCGCGAAGGTCGTACAACTTTCGCTGCTGCTCCCGGATAAATGGCGCAAGCGCGCTGTAGCTGATCTCGGCCTGCAGGCGCCGCAGCTGCCGCAGGCTTCCCAAGACGCCGGCGCGCAGGCGCTGATAGCGCTCCTCGACCGGCAGTGAATTGAACCACAAAAAGTGCTGGATCGCTGCGAATTCGGCGGTCTTGCTGTTGTTGGTTGGGATTACTTGACGGTACTCTGCGCCGTCCTTCGTGCCATCAAGGCGTCCTTGGCCAGGTTTTGCCGGCCATATGTTCTCGGTCATCGCGTAACGTCCATATCGCAGCCCTAACCAAGGCAAACTTGCGGTCAGGTTGCGGTTTTGTTGGGATCGCATGTTACGCGAATCAAGGTTGGTGGGAGCAAGAATCCACCTGTCCAAAATGGACACTTTGCTGGTGGAATTTCCTTCCTCCCGAGAGGGAGGGTTCAGAGGTCGGCGGAAAACCGCTTCATTGCCTTGATGGAGCCGTCAATCCATTTGCGCCGGTCCTTGTCGACGATCCGATCGCTCAGGTCATAGTTTTTGTCGCGCCGCTGGACGAACTCGCATTGCTCCAGGATGGCGAGTTTGCGCAGCACGGTGGTGCGTGGCAGCCCGAGGAACAGCGCGATCTTGTGCGGTGTCATCAGCTTGTTCTCGACGTGACCGATGGTCACGGCGCACGCGACCAGTACAGCCTCGACGTCGTCGAGCCGCCCCTGCGATTGAGGAAAGATGTGCTCATGCATGAGTTTTACGAGCGTGATGAGCAGATAGGTGATGTTGAGTCCGGTTTTTTGGCCAGGCACCTATAGGTGGCTCTCCCTTCGAAGGTGATTACGTCCCAGCGCTACTGATAGTTCCCGGTTCCAAGGGGAGGGCGCCATGCCGTTCAAGCGCATCAAGCGCGGCAAGGGCAGGGGTAAGTGTCGCTCGCCGTCGGGCTGCTTTTTTCTGCCGCGCTGGTGCGCGTTTATTATGCAACCGGGGGCTTCAAACGTCCCGTGCGCAGAAAACGACGATGACGGTGATACTTTCGTCGTAACTGCGCGCTGGCGCGATGATGGCTGCTATGCAAGTTCGCCGCGCCCATTGAGCGGCCGTGGCCGATGGCGCGTCAGCACCTGACCATCATGTTACCGCACCGTGAGGTGTTCGATCTCGAAGCGGAGTTTGACAACTAGGACTGGACCGATGTCGTCACGCACCTCGATTGCTAGGTTCCGGACCTCAGCACCCGGTAGTACGTCTTTGGCAAGGTCCGCCATTGCCTCGGACGCCGCGTGCTTCACTTGATCGAACGTTCCGATCTCCAGCCCGACTTCGTCGCGAATGAAGGTCGCATCGTCTCGGGTGTCGAAGTAATAGCGGGGCATGAGGCAGCCTTATTCCGTTATCCAGTCCAAGCCTGCTCGCCACCATCGCACCCGTGTCGCCCAGTTTGGGTCTCAGGAATCTGTGCAGCAGTTTAGAGCACTTGCGGGCTTGGGCAACTGGTCCGGCTTGTTGACGCGTCGAACGCCAATGGCGGTTTCGGCACTCCAATACCCCAAGCGCGCTCTCCGACAGGCGCGTCAAGATGATGGGCGACTGCAGCGGAGAGGCGGTCTTCTGAAATAGCGCTCCAATGGACGCGCGAACCTTGCGGCAATGCCGAGAGGAAGTTTGACAATGGCGACAAAAACTACGGTGCGGAACCCAAAGGGAAATCCGTCCGGCAAAGGCGGAAAGGAGCAGCGCTATACCGTCGATGAGGTCGAGCGCGCCTTGCGGAATTCGCTTGGCAACGTCTCGATCGCCGCGACCGTGCTCAAATGCGAGCGGCAGACGATCTACGAGTACATGGAGCGGTATCCCGATCGCCTGCGCCCCATCCGCGGTCAGTGCCGCGCCGACATCGCCGACATCGCAGAAGGTCATCTGCTGGTGGCGGTACGCAGCGGCAAGGAATGGGCGGTCAGCCAGGCGCTGCGGCTGTACGGCAAGTACATCGATGTCGGCGAGAGCCTGGACATCACTTCCGACGGCGCGCCGATCGTGCAGTCGGCGCCGGCCGTGACCTTCAACGTCAGCTTCGTCAAGTCGCGCTTCAAGAAAGAGGATGCTTAACGTTGCGCCGCCAGTTCCTGCATCGCCCATTGCGATCGAACTGGAGACCTCGGAGTGCTTCGAGGACATCTTCTTCAAGAAGTCCCGCTACAAGGGGCTGTATGGTGGCCGCGGTAGCGGCAAGTCGTGGGGCTTTGCCGACGCACTGATCCTGCGCGGCACTGCCGGCAAGAAGGTCCTGGTCAAGGACCCCAGGACCGGACAGATGGTCGAGGGCGGGCGGGGCCTTCGTATCCTGTGCGGCCGCGAAATCCAGAACTCGATCGACGAATCCGTCAAGCAGGTGATCGAGGACCGCATCGCCCATCATGGGCTGGGCTGGTTCTATCGGGTCACCAAGACCGCCATCGTCGGCCTCAACGGCACGCGCTTCACCTTCTCGGGCCTGTTTCGCAACGTCTCCAAGATCAAGTCGAAGGAAGCCATCGACGTCTTCTATTGCGACGAGGCGCAGGATCTGTCGCAGGACTCGCTCGACAAGCTGATCCCGACCATTCGTCAGCCCGGCTCCGAACTCTGGTTCGCATGGAACCCGGAGAGCGAGAACGATCCGATCGACCAGCTGCTGCGCAGCACCGAGGCGCCGGAGCCCGATCCGGAGTTGATGCAGGGCTATGACGAGTGGCAGATCGTCAAGCGCGTCAACTGGTACGACAACGACTTCTTCCCCGATGTGCTTCGGGTGGAGATGGAGAACGACCGCCGGCGCGACGTCGACAAATATCTCCATGTCTGGCTTGGCCAGTACCGCAAGGTCACCGAGGCGCGGGTGTTCAAGAATGTGCGCCTGGGCACGCGGGAGGAGTTCGCGCAGTTCTGCGAGCCGAACCAGTTCATCGACGGCAAGATCAGGATCGAGCGCTACTACTTTGGCGGTGACTTCGGCTTCGCCCAGGATCCGGCCTGCCTGATCCGCATGTTCATCCATGGCCGGACGCTCTACGTCGACCGCGAGGTCTACAAGACCGGGGTCGACATCGACCACCTGCCGCTGTTCTTCGGTGGTGTCCACGACAGCGACCTGATGCGGCTCAACCGTGAGGTCGCCGATAAAGCCTTGGCGATCGGCTATCAGGGCGTGCCGCGGTGCCGGGAATACCGGATCACGCTGGACTCGGCCCGGCCGGACACCATCAGCTATCTGCAGCGCCACGGCTTTCCCAAGGCCGTCGGCGCCAAGAAGGGCGCAGGCAGCGTCGAGGACGGCATCGAGTTTCTAAAGAGCTACGACATCGTCATCTCGGAGGACTGTCCGCACACCTTCAACGAGTTCGTCAGCTACTCCTACAAGATCGACAAGAAAACCAATGAAGTCCTCCCGGTCCTGCTTGACGAGGACAATCACGCCATCGACTCGGCCAGGTACGGCCTTGAGGAGACGCGCAGGGCGCAAGGCGGCTGGACCACCTCCAAAGGAATGTCTTGATGGCTGTGGACGCCAAACATCCAGAGTATGTCGAGCACTACCCGGACTGGGTGACGATGCGCGACTGCCAGGGCGGCGAGCGCACGGTCAAGGCCGAAGGCACCCGCTATCTGCCGATGCCCTCTGGCTTCAAGCTGCAGGAGGACCAGGGCCGGGAGATGTACGGCGCGTATATGATGCGTGCCCAGTATCCGGAAATCCTCGCCCCCACGATCGAGGGCATGGTCGGCATCATCCATCGCATCGAGAGCAAGATCGAGCTGCCGCAGGTGATGACGTATCTGACCGAGAAAGCCACCCGCGATGGGCTGTCCCTGGAGGCGCTGCACAAGTCGATCACCCGCGAAGTGCTGCTGATGGGCCGCTACACCCTGCTTGCGGATGCGCCGAAGCAGGAGGAGGGCGGCGGTGAGCCGTATCTGGCCGGCTATACCGCCGAGAGTCTGATCAACTGGTCGAAGGACCGCGATTTCTACGTGCTCGAAGAAGCGCGCTATGTGCGTACCGACTACAACTGGGAGAAGAAGAACTTCTATCGCGTGCTGCGGCTCGAAGACGGCCACTACACCAGCCAGGAATCGGTGGTCGAGGGCGGCCAGGAACTGCAGAGCGTGGTGATCCCGCAGGCGCAGGGCGGCCAGCCGTTCGCGGAAATTCCATTGGTGGTGATCGGCGCGCGCAACCTGTCGGTCAATATCGACGATCCGCCCTGCATCGGCGTGGCGCGCTCGTCACTGGCGATCTATCGTCTCGATGCCGACTATCGCCATCAGTTGTTCATGAGCGGACAGGAGACGCTGTTCACGGTCGGCCTCGACGTCGCCTCGCTGCCCAAGGTATTGGGCGCCGGCGTCACCGTGGCGCTGCCCGAGAACGGCGATGCCAAATATGTCGGCCCGGCCGGCACCGGCATCGAGGCCCACGAGCGCGCGATTGCAGCCGAGCGCGACAATGCGGTACAGGCGGGCGCACGCATCTTCGATTCTAGCGCCAAGGCCGCGGAGAGCGGCGAAGCCTTGCGCCTGCGCTATGCGGCGCAGACCGCGACCCTCACCAGCGTCGCCATCGCGGTGGCGCAGGGGCTCGAGAAGGCGCTGCGGTACATTGCGACGTTCCTCGGCCAGGACCCTAATCAGGTTGTCGTGACGCCGAACCTCGAATTCATCGACAACGCGCTCAGTCCGACCGACGCAGAAGCCTTGGTGCGGATGTGGCAAGGCCGGGCGATCTCTTACGAGACCATGTACGACAACTTGCAGCGCGGCGGCATTGCCTCGGCCGAGCGCACCGCCGCCGAGGAGCGCGCGGTGATCGATGACGAGGAACCAGAGCCGGTGACGGTCGATCCGCTCGATGATCACAATAAGCAGCCGCAGCCTGCCGCCTGAGCGCCGGCGCGGCAGGATTCCTGATTGCGTGATGCAGCGGCCGTGCCGGCAGAAGTTCCTGAGCGTGCGGCGGTGGTGGCTGTTCTGCATTTCGGCTGGTCCCGCGCGCTATGACAACGGCAGACCGGTGATCTTCTTCCCGTATCCGTTGGGTGAGCGATGAGCGACATGAGACAGACCGCGCCGTATCCGGATAGTGCGGTTGGTCGAGGCGACGACCTATCGGCAGGGCTGGTTCTTCTCGCTCGACGACATCGACTGCGGGCCCCCCGGTTCGTCGCTCATGGGCAGAAGCAGAAATCAGCAGCCGCCAATTCCCCGCGGAAACCGTCGAAAATGACCTGTTGCGCACATCGCCATTCGTCAGGAGACCGATTGCTCTCTCTGGCCCTTGGCGGCCGTTTGCGCGGGCGTAGGGACATGTCCGAAGATGGCATTAGACCGGAAGTCGCTGGCTGAGGCTCAAATCGGCGCTTTTGACCCATCTCTGACATCGCCACGGCGGAAAATGCGCGAAGATTCCGACACAATCCTGTGGTGAGCTGTTGGTTAGCTACATCCGGCAGTTAGGAGGCGTCTTTGGGGCTCAAGACGTGGTTTGCTTATTCCCTGATACTTGGTTGTTTGGCATATCCCGCGCGGGGCGCTGGCATCCAGTTGCTCGAAACTCCAACGCTCGCGGGCGCTATTTGGTATCCATGTGCAGCTAAGCCGCAGCGTGTGCCGCTCGGCGGCCTCGCGGTGCCCCTTGCCAATTCCCTTGAAGGCGTGAAGGATTGTCCTGTCGCTGGCGCGAAGCTGCCTCTGGTGGTCTTCTCCCACGGTCAAGGCGGCTGGTTCGGTCTCCATCATGACACAGCAGAGGCGTTGGCCGACGCCGGCTTTGTCGTCGCTGCCATTAGTCACCCGGGTGACAACGGCAACGACAGCTCGCAGAGCGAAACCCTGTCGAATTGGGCCTCCCGGCCGGCCGATATGGTTCACCTAATCGATTTTATGCTGAAAGATTGGAAGGACCGGGACGTAATCGACTCGTCCAAAATTGGGTTCTTCGGCTTTTCGAAGGGCGGGTACACAGGGCTGGTGCTCGCAGGTGCCACTCTCGATTTCCAGAGGACTGCGTCTTACTGCAAAGACAACTCCCGCTTTTGCGAACAGGTACGGAGCGGCGATGTCCCAAAAAACCTGGCGCGAGACACTCGGATCAAGGCTGCCGTAGTTGCCGATCCTGCACCGACTGTGGCATTCACAAAGAGTACGTTGTCACACATCGATATCCCATTGCAGGTTTGGCGATCTGAATCGGGAGCCACAGATCGGGGTGTTGATCCGCAAGGCGTCGCGCGGGTCCTAGACGCTTTGCCGGACCAACCCGAGGTTCATATCGTGCCAGCTGGCCACTTCGCGTTCCACCCGCCGTGCTCACCGGAGCTTGCCGCCAACCTGCCGCGCTTCTGCACCGATCCGGCGAACTTCGATAGGGCCGCCTTTCACCGCGACTTCGACGCAAGCGTTTTACGATTCTTTCGGGAGCATCTGTGA